TTTCTAGTAGCCCAGTTTACGATGGTTTAACAGATGGTTTTTCTGCAAGTAATAACACAATAGAGGATAGTACTAAAGATTTTTCTAGTTTAATACCAAGCATATACAGTGCAGCAATACAGGTTGGAGACACTTTACAGTTTGTGGACGTATTAGAGGTTGTTGATGACACAACATTAAGAATAGATTCTTCTGAAATATCTAGTAGTGGTAACAATTATGCTCTTTATCTTAAAAGTAAAACTTATAAGGTAGCAGAAAGAGTTTCTCACTCAAAGATAACAATGCTAAACGCATCNAACTTAACAGCACCAAAAATAACTAGTCCAGCTTATACACAAAGTGAATTATCTATATCAGTTTTTCCTGAAAGTGTAAATTTTGTAGGTCAAGTTAAGTCTCAGTACATTAGAAAACCTAAAGACCCCAAGTGGACTTATGTAGATATATCTAATGGCGAGCCTTTATTTAATCAGAGTTCTCCAGACTACCAAGACTTTGAGCTTCCAGCAACTGACGAACCTTTATTGGTTTCAAAAATATTACAGTATGCTGGTGTGTCTATAAGAGAGAAAGATATTTATCAAACAGGTTTGCAAGACGAGATGAAAGATAAACAAAAACAAGGATAATGGCGTATTTAACAGGATATCAATATTACGAGAACGAATCTAACGTACCTTTAGATACTAATTGGGGTTCTTACCAGTACGTATCATTAGATGATATAGTGAACAACTTTATGCTTATGTATGTAGGTAATGATAAGTTGATAAACAATGCAGAGAGATATAATGTGATTTTTCACGCAAAGAGAGGTATACAAGAATTAAACTATGACGCTCTTAAAGAGACAAAGATTGTAGAGTTATCTGTATGTAGTAATGCAACAGTGATACTGCCTCCAGACTTTGTTAATTGGGTTAGGATTTCATTATCTAAGGAGGGTGTTTTAATGCCACTAACAGAGAACATACAAACAAACTTTGCTAAGAGTTATCTTCAGGATAATGAATGTAGAGTTTTATTTGATGAGGAAGGTAGTGTGCTTATAGGTACATCTTTATTGGATGCAGACAGAATAAGTGGTATGCAGAAGACACAGTACTTAGGTGACGGAAAACTTAATGGAACGTTAGGTTACAACATAGAAGGTAAGTGGGTTTTTGACCACACCATAGGAGGTAGATACGGTTTGAACACAGAGACAGCAAACATTAACCCGACCTTTAAAATAAATAAGTCATCAGGTGTTATAAACTTTAGTTCTGCTATGGCAGACCAAATAGTCGTTATAGAGTATGTTTCAGATGGTATGGAAGGTGGAGATGATAGTAATGTTAGTTTAAATAAAATGTTTGAGGACTACATTTATGCTTACATGAAGTACGCTATACTTAGTTCTAAGTTTGGTGTTCAGGAGTACATTGTTAGAAGAACTCAGAAAGAAAAAAGTGCATTACTTAGGAATGCAAAATTAAGACTTAGTAACATTCATCCAGGGCGTTTACTTATGAATATGAGGGGTGCTCAAAAATGGTTAAAGTAGAATGAATATAAATAAAAATTTTGTCGGTTCAAGAATGAATAAAAGTCTTGATGAGAGACTAGTACCTAAAGGTGAGTACACTGATGCGTTAAACATTAGAATAAGCTCTGATGAGGATGGGGAAGCGGGTTCTGCTGAGAACGCTAAAGGTAATGAATTGGTTTTTGACCCTAAATATAACGGTTCCTCGTTAACAAATGCTGTTTGTATAGGTGCGATAGAGGATAGTGAGAGTGATATTATTTATTGGTTTGTTACATCTGATGATGTAGATATGATTGTATCATTCAATACTCAGAACAATTCTGCAATATACCACGTTATATCAACTACAGTACTAAACTTTAATAAAGATTATCATGTAAATGGTGTTAATCTAGTAGACAATTTTTTATTTTTTACAGACAACTACAATCAACCAAGAAGAATAAATGTTGATAGGTCATATCCATATCCTGTTTCTGGAGTGGATCAAATTACTGAGGGTGATATATCTGTTATCGTTAGTCCTCCAAAGGAAGCTCCTTCAATAAAGCTTTTAAAAAAACCAACAAAAAATAATTACATAGAGGATAAGTTTATTAGGTTTGCTTATAGGTATAAATATAAGGATGGAGAATACTCAGCACTTTCTGAGTTCTCTGATTTAGCTTTTGACCCAGGAGCATTTAAAATAGATTACGGAACCTACGATATGGTGGGTATGAGGAATAGTGCAAACGCTGTTTTATTAAACTTTAACACAGGAAATAAGGATGTTACAGAGATACAGATTTGTTTTAAATTATCCAACTCTAATATTATAAATGTAATAGATAAATACAACAAGGAAGAGCTACAATGGGCTAACAATTACATTGCTAGTATAGAATTTTCTAATCAAAAAATATACACAACACTTACAGAAAGTGAATTACTTAGATCATACGATAATGTTCCTAAAAAAGCAAAAGCTCAAACATCTATAGGTAATAGGATTATGTATGGTAACTATGTTGATGGTTATGATATAGACACTAACATTGACTATACGTTAGAATTAGTCAATGAGGATATTGGTGTAGAAGGGTTGCCAGGAGACTCTTCTGATGGTGTAGCGTACTCATCTACAGACAGTACAGTGATTTCAGATTCTGCTATAGAGTTAGATTTTACAGGTGTAGAACTTTTAGAAGGTTCAAGTATTTTTATTGACTTCGGAATACTGAGTAATTCATTTGGAGGAGACTTGTCTTTTCAAGATGGTTCAGAAGTTTCAAATGAATACAATGATAACTTTGAGTTCATACTACCAAGAGACTACACTTCGTTAGCAGACTTAGCTACATCACCTGAGTTTTTAAGTTCAATTGAACTTACTGACACTGCTGGGTTTCCATCAACTACTGATGATGGGTACAGTTTAAGTGACTTATTTTACTCAAACATACAACTTCATCCAAGTGGTAATTGGGAAATATCTGGTGGAGGAGTAACAACATCTCCAGAAGGTTTTAAGGTTTCTTATTCAGTTAGCACATTAACAATACAGGTTCCAGCTGTTATATATGAAGATACTACTAACCCAGGGACTTATGCTTACGAGTATTTTTCAATGTCAAGTACTGCTGGAGAATTCTCTAAAATATCAGACACGAAGAGCTTGCACAGTAACAGGGATTATGAGGTTGGTATTGTTTACTTAGATGAATACAATAGAGCTTCAACAGCTTTGGTTTGTAACAGTAACACAATTTTTGTTGGTGCAGAGAATTCTCAGAATAAGAACTACATAAACACAACAATAAATAATACAGCTCCTAGCTGGGCTAAAAGATATAGGTTTGTAGTAAAACCTAGTAGAGGGGCTTATGAGACTGTTTACGTGAACCAATACTACTTTGATAGCGAAGAGTCTTCTTGGTGGTTAAAACTTGAAGGGGACAATCAAACATCTTTTAAGGTTGGGGATGACTTAATAGTTAAAAAAGATTCAAGAGGACCTACATTAGATTTAGTAAAGACAAAGGTTTTAGAAATAGAAACACAAGAGAAGTATTTTATAAAGAATGAGGATACCGAAAAGTTCCCTCCTTCTAGTGGTTTATTTATGAGAATAAGACCAACAAACTTTGTTATATCTAGTTCAGAAAAAGAAGACATAGATTTAGGTAGGAAAACATTATATGTACCTGATGGAAACCTAAATATATTAGGTATTGCTATTCCTGCATCTTATGAGGATCCTGAAAATGCTAACCAGTATATAGATTACGACATACCTGCTGGTAGTGAGGTTAGAATATTTTTCAAAATAAAACAAAATAGCGGTAGTTACTTTGGAACTGAAAACTTTGAATTTGATAGAATATTTACAGCTACAAAGGATTATGATAACTTTTATGATTTTATAATTGGTGAAAGTATAAATTTTAATAAACCAACAAATAATCCAGAACTAGAAAGTCAAGAGACCCCAACACCTAGTGCTGCGTTTGATTCTACTGTAGGTACTTTTTCTACTTACAATTCAAGAAAAGATGCTGACGGTACAGATTATGTATTTGCTGGAGGTAGAAGTTTTGAGGATAATGTTATAGGTGTTAGGTACGCTACTAAAGGTACTTCTGGAACGTCAGACTATCAGTCTTTCTTAACGTTTAGACCAGGAGGAAGAAAAAGAAACAGTAAAAATTATGAAATGAATGTTCATATACAAGCATTCAGATCTTCTGGTGTTTTAATATTTGAAACAGAACCAGAAAGAAACACTAACGAAATATACTATGAGAGCCATAAGAGTTATGAAATAACTGATAATGGTTACCATACTGGAGATATTCAAGATCAAACGTCAACACTACCAGCTATTGTTAGTTTGGATGCATTCAATTGTTTTTCATTTGGTAATGGTGTCGAGAGTTTTAAAATAGATGATGGATTAGCTAAACCTGGATTCAATATGGGTGCTAGGGTTACCGCTGTTTCAGAACAAGATTATAAGGAGTCTCATAGGTATGCAGACATTACTTACAGTGGTGTTTATAATGAAGAAACTAACGTAAATAAACTTAATGAGTTTAACCTTGGTTTAGTAAACTTTAAGACACTAGAACAGAATTATGGTCCTATAGAGGTTATGCACTCTAGACAGAGTGATATACTTGTACTTCAGGAGGATAAAATTTCATATGTACTCGCAAACGGTAGAAACCTATTCTCTGATGCTCAGGCAGGAGGAGCTATATTAAGTACTCCTGATGTTTTAGGTCAGCAGGTTGCAAGACCTGAAGAGTATGGTATTAGTAACA